GTTTGGAAGAACATATTAAGCGCTTCCTGCGGGTTGTAGTTTGTTCCGTTGCCTAAGTCAATTTCAGCAAGTCCATCAGCGTCAAGGTAAACCCCATCGGGTACCATGCGTGATAAAACCTGCTGTAGTTTTAAATGCGTTAATTGTATCGTGTCAGCAAAACCAGTGATTCTGCTAACTATAGATTCAATTCTTCCGTTGTACATTCTAGGCGCTACAATAGAGTAATTCATTTTTACCTTATTGAAGTCGCTCTTAGAACGCATCATGTTTTCTGCCCGCTCCCACTTTAGTAGGATGTCAGTACCTAGAATCATAACACCTTCATACACGCACTCAACTGACCGCTGTAGCTTTGAGTAACCACCTTCTTTATCTTCTGGTGGATTAAAAGTGTCAGGTTTTTCTATGGCTTTATAGCCGCCAGTAGAAGTTTCTTTAACCTTGTAAACATTGTTCATAAAGGTCTTGTAGTTAAAATACAAAACCTGAACCTTGTTTATATCGTTGACCTCTGTCCTGTAGGTTCTATTGCCGTACCTTTTAGACGCAGAGCTTTGGATTTTCTCTAGATCGTCAAGCGTGAGATGCTCAAACTCTCTGGCAAGCTCGTTAATGGGTATAGTCTTTACTTCACCTACGTAGTATACGTCTTCGAAATAAGGTGATTCAGTTCTAGAGTAAACTATATTAGCTGGGTCAACGTAATCTATAGTAACACCTTCACTCCAGTTAAAACTAGTTTTTACACAACCAAGTCCTAGCACCGTAAGATCGTAAACAAGTCTACGTCTAATCAAGTCGTAGTCATTACCGTCTAGAAGCACGTTTATAGCTTGCTCTTCGGCAATCTCCACAGCTTGCTTATAGTTTAGCTGCATATGGAGAGAAAGCTCCTCCTCGGTCTCCGGAAGCTCCTCTGCGTTAGTCTCAGATAAATCTATATTAAATAAAGCCTTTGAGTTGTCGTTAAACTGCTTCGACTTCATGTCACGGACTATAGCGTCCATGTACTCAGTACGCTTGCTAACTCCGTATTGATCTTGCGAATAAGCTTTTATACTGAACATACGGTCAGATAGACCGTTAGTAACAATATCAACAAACTTAGGTATAATAGGTACAGGCTTCCAGTCTAGGTTCAAATAAGATAGATCACCGTTTATAGAGAGCTCATCTTTATACTTCTGTATAGACTGCTCTCCTCTAGCGTATAATCTAAGGCTGTGAAACTTATTCTTGTTATCATCAAACTTACTACCTCCAGCATCGTGAAACCACTCTTGCTCTACGGCTCTAGCAACCTTCAACCCATACTCTGGGCTCATTTTTTCTAGGTCACTTACAACCTGAGACGGGAAATTAACATATGCAACGTTAGCCATGTTTATTTAATTATTTCGGATGCAAATCCTTTGTTGTTGTATTTTGCTATATTCAAGTTGAGCGAAGGTTTATGCTTTTCAGCGTGTGGAGTGTATAGGTGTCTATTACAAGCCATGATAGCCAGGCCTGAACTTATAGCCGCGTCAAATTTAGTTCTTTTGTTTATATCAAAACCAGCCCAGTCGTTCAGTGTTTCTTGAAAGTAAACTGTCCCGTAGTTGCCGTCACCTAGATGACCAACATGGGATTGTATATACATTTCAATCGCTGCCGCGTGGGCTTGTTTGATGTCTTCACTGGAGTTTGGTATACCACCTACTTCTTTCTCAGCAACAGAAAGCTTATTCCAAACCTTGTCTGGTCTGTTCATGCTATAGCCTCTGTATCCTCTTCGCTTTAGGTAGTAAAGCAGTCTTGGTTTGTTGTTCTCTGCAAGTAGAGGCATTCCGTAAAACACCAATGCCATAAGCACGTCTTCAAAAAATATCTCAGCAGTTTGGGGTCTTGCTACATACTCTAAGAAAAACGAGCTAGGCGGCGCGTCCTCCATGGAAAACTTAGTTAATCCATGAAGTGCTCCTTTTGAACCCTTTCCATCTACAGTTCCAGATATGTCGTAACTGTCACAACCAAAAGCACCTACGTGCTCGTTGCCAGGGAATTTTACCCCGTTTTTAACAATCGACTTGTTCTGTAGACTTATTGGCGGAACCCAGCTTATATTAAATCTTCCGTTAGGATCAGGGTAGAAGATTACTTTAGAATCTTTTACACCGTTCTCCCATTGAAAGCTACCTTTAGTGGTATGTGCGCTGTGACGGCTGCCCTCGTTATAATCTATTTGCTCGTAAATCTTTACTAGGTTGAATATACTATTCTTAGCCTCATCTCTAAAAGCGTGTTCTACGGTTCTAGGGAATTGTCTATAAAATTCGTTTAATCCATCCTGGTCATCTTTTAAACCATGGGCTTCGTTTTCCCAATGATCTATAACACCTATGTCTATTAGTTCACCATCTGGTGACAGTCTTTCTCCATCGTCTGGAGTATTAAATACAGGAAATCCGAATCTGTCAATAAATCCCTCATAGTTCCATTCCATTGGGATAAAGAGAGAATAAAGCCCAGACTTCGTCTGTCCATTTCTATTTCTCTTTGAAACATTTGAATCATTGTACAGTTTCTTAAAGTTGTTACCGCCTTTGTCTAAAGCGTTTGAGGTAGACCCCATCAAGCACTTTCCTATAATTCTACTTCCTAACCTAAGACAAGTTTTAGTTACTCGCCAGTTGTTGAGTATGTTGTCAGGTCTTTCCCACTTACCACTTTCATCATGTACTAGCAGGTTAAGCTTTTCACCGTCATAACTGTTGTCGCCTGTGTTCTTCCAGTCAATCGTAGTGTCAAGTCCTACTAGTTCCTCAAGCTTTTCATTGCTCTGTATCTTCCTTCTAGTAAACTTACTAGCAGGTACTCTATAAGCAAGTTCAGACTTAGGTCTGTCCATACCATCTTGTATAGGCTTGAAGAAAAACGGGTAGTTCATTGATATAGGAACTATCTTATCCGTAAACATTTTCTTTGCGTCTCCACCTGATTTAGACAACACTCCATATCTACTATCACTCGATATGGTCGCTAAGTTAACTGTTTCAGCTGAACTCATAAAAGAAAAACCAGATCTTCTATTCTTTAGATAGCACATGCCGTAGCATCTTTTATCTGCTTTACACGCTTCCCAGAATATAAAAAATAACCTGTTTGACTCTCTGAAGTCTGCGGCACCTACGTCAATCTTGCTCCACTGGAGGTACATGTAGTGACTTCCAGTTATGTACGTTGGCTCTCCATCGTTCACGAACCAGAATCCTTCTTCTCTCCGAATAAACTCTTCGTCTATATAATCGTACCATCTTTCTTTAAGTTCTTCAGGGTAGGCTTTCCAGTCAAATATATTTTTAAGCTTGCCTAGTTCTTTAGGAACTTCTTGTTTAACCCATTGGTTAGCCCGGTTTTCAATCGTAGTGCTTTTTTTCGGTAAAGCTATTTTCAAGCCTTGTATTTCGTACACGTCCCCGATTTGACCGGTCTTAGAGATAACTATAACGTCATGCTCTTTATTATAACCATAGTCCCACTTTTTCGACTTGTTGAGTCTACTTATAGCGTTACTTTTTATAGGATGTATTACCTTAAGTAGCTCTTGCTGATACTTCATCTAGATCTACCTTCGGCAAAACCTTTAAAAGTAGCTTCTTTACTAGACTCGCTTAGCACGCTGTCTAAAAGGTTCTGCTCTTCTTGAATTCTAGTGAGTATTTCAAACGCGTCGAATATAGCAAGCTTTTTAGTAGCAGCAGCGTTTTTAAGTCTATCAGCTGATATATCGTCATCAGAATCTATAATAGGTTCTTTAGCGACTTTAATCAACTCATCAACTGCTACTTGCCCAGCTTGGATTATACTCTTCTTCGTTTCCTTGATATTCATATTTAATTGTAATAAATTTAGACAGCACCCTATACATCCTTTGGCCTTCAACGATAAACTCAAACTCGCTGCTCGGCGTAAAGCCAACTAAGCTGCCCTCTTCTACTGTGCCGTCAGAGTACTTGACTATACCAACAAGCGGCATCTCTTCTAAGTCCTCTACTTCAAACCCTTCTATAGCAGACTGGTGCTTTATAGGTTGTACGAAGCAGTAGCCGTTTATGCTCTTCCAGTTATCGTTAGACTTGTACAGGTATAGCTGATCCGGAGATACTAAGTATTTTCCTTCTTCTAGAAAAGCCCTGCTGTTCTTCTCACGGCCTTTTACATCGTGCCATCGCCTAAAAACGTTATGGTGGACAAGTACCGTGTCACCGTCTTTTATATCTGTGTTAGATATCTTAGGCGTGGTTAAAACAACAGCCTCTCTATTTATATACTGGTGGTTGAATATCTCTGAGTTTATAATCAACTCATGTTCATCCACTTTTTTAACGTTGTTATATCTCTCACCTTTAGGTGATACAACAAAATTATATATTGATCTCATTAATATTCCAGGTTGTATTCAACTGAAATTGCCATGTTTTTATTAAAGTCCTTCCAAGGTATCACAGCGTTGCCTTTTCTTATGTAAATAGAGTACTTGTCTTCTTCCTCTAGTATATCACAAATAGTATGACCGCCATAAACCTCCTGACCCACAGCGTAATGCATGGAGTCAGTTTTGTAGTCTTTACCTATCGTTATCTTCCTTATTAGATGGCTCATCTTCACCGTAGTTTATAACACCGGTTTGGATGTCTATATTGTTTGTACCGTAGGTTTCTTGAAGGTTTTTCTGCATCATAATAAGCTGCTCATTAACTTGGAACACGGACTGTACAGCTACGTGTTTTTGAAGTTCTAACTGAACAATATCGTTTCGGTGCTTGTTTATGTTTGCTACCGCTTGCTGCATATTCTGCAGTTCCTCTTTAGTGATCTCGGTTGGCTTGAGATCAACTACTTTGTTTTTTGATTTTCCCATGATTTAATTAAATTAACGCCCTTGCCCTCGGTATTTTTTCTTGTATAAGGGAGAAGACTTTTGGTTTGATTGTTTTGTTTTCGCGTGAACCCCAGGTCTATTGATACTTTTTGATTCGTACGTATTTACGGCTTTATTAGCCATGATTAAATTGTATTAAATTGTTGTTAATTGTTTTTAATATCCAAAGTAGAATATTACTCCACCAGCTGTGGTGGTTGGAGGCGTAAAACTATCCCACCTTCCATATATTGTTAGTCCAGCTGGGAATGAAGTAGCAGCATCTGATTCCGCAGCACCACCACCGTTGCCAGCAACAGCGGCTGTATGACTAAAATAAGCGGCATCAGGATTATCCGTAGAAGCTACCAGTGTAGACAATACTGTTGCTTCTAAAAAAGTTATAGCTATTATTTTTTTTCCAGTTGGAGGAGTAACTTCAACAGCCTCGTCGCTAAAACCACTACCAAACTGTCCTAATTGATCTGTTCCTATGTTAAATCCCATAATTTATTTTTTTACTTTTTCTAGTGATCTTCCGCCAAAATATGCACCGATCACGGTTATTAACACTAATTGAAGAAGGTCTACGTATGAGTCCTTCACGTTGAAATTTATTGTCCCTGCATCAATGAATATCAATAACATCGTGCATACTATCAAGAATATAAGAACCATAGGCCTTACGTTCTTTGAAAGCCAAGAGTCAGATCTTAAGTCCGCCTCCCATCGAGAAGTGATGTTCTTTTCCATCTCTATCTCGTAATTCGCTACAAGCTCTTTTACCTTGCGTTCGGCTTCAAGTTTCTCGTCCTTCGATGTAGTTAAGTTATCTAGCACTCCACCGACGTTTTTTATAAGGTCGGCAGCTCCACCAGAAAGTACTTTACTAAGTATACCCATTATTTACCTCTGTTTTTTCTCGCTTTTTCTTTAGCGTTGTGATCTCGCAGTTCTTGTCTCTTCTTTGCTTTCTCAGCAGAGGAAAGGTTTGCCATAGCTCTTGAATCTTGTTTTTCAGCCTTGTCGCTAAGCTTTTTCGCTTTACCGGTGTTACCCCTTGCGCTTGCTTTAAGGGATCTTCTTGCTAGGTTAGCCGCTTTATTGTCCGCAGCGTAACCGGCTTCCCCGTCAACTCGGCGCGTTACAGCTGCTACTCTACCGAATTTCTTGTTTTTGATTCTCTCTCCTCGATCTTTCATAGGAGACTCCGCTTTTGAAGCATGAACCGCTTTACGCTGGGCATCGCTTGCATATTTTTTCATAGGAGATTCTGGCGCCGCTTCGATCTTGGCTTTTAGTTCCTCTGGTAAGTTATGCTGCTTACCTACTAACGCTTTTGTCATTGGGCTTTTGCCCCTCATTTTAAATGCCATGTTAATTCTTTTTTGCAAATTTTTCTACACCACTAATACCAAACGAACCTAAAACCACCCAAACAAACGAATTGTAAACAAAGTCGTTAATTACTAGATCCTTACCTATTGCTCCAGAAACAGTGTCTGCAATCATTACCAGAACCATTATTGCAAAGGCTACAAATCCAACTATTGCTTTTTCGTTCCATTCGTTCGAGTCTTTAAATATATCAAACATCGCTCTCGTTTTTAACAGCTCGTTTTTCCCAAGGGAATACGTTGTCTCCTTCTGGGTACCACTTACCGTTGTATTTAATCTCACCGTCTTTACGAGGGTAAGTTTTTTTACCATCTCTAACAAAATCGTCACCGTATGCTATTTTACCGCTCTTCATCTCAGAGGCATGTAAGCTTTCATGCGCTATAACTCTTTTTTCTAGAGCGCTGCCCTTAGGCACGGACTTATCTATATGTATGCTTCCATCCATATTAGCCTCACCCATTATGCCTGATTCAAGGTTTTTTCTAAATATAGGCGTATCCTTGGAATTCCTATTCTGGCGTTTCTCTCTACCAAGTTTAAAACCCATATTATCTATCTTTATCTCGTATCATATCATCTACAGACTTGCTATAGACTTTATCTGAATACGATTTGTTTTTATAAAAAACACTCCTGTCAGAGGTTGGTATATCCTCTTCACCTAGCAAGATACGGTATATCCTACTTACTAGCTGGGAGCATTGGAATGAAGTCTTGTATACAGAGTACTTTATACTCTTACCGTTTCTTTGCCTCCAAGTCTCTATCCATCCAGCTGATCGTAGCTTCTCCCACCTTCTCTTATCCCAAGAGTACGTGTAAGCGCCCTCGATAAATTCGTTGCGGGTAAATCTACCCTTATGATCTAGGTATATCAATAACTCTAGATCGGCATCGGTTAACCCATAAGTCTTACAGGCCCACTTACGCGTGAGCCTGTAGTACTTAAGGATATTCAATTCACGCAGATCCTGCGCGGTTAGTCTCATGTGTTATGAGTCTATAGTTATAGCTAGAGCGGATATCGCTGGCATACCGGCCGCGTACACACTCTCTGTGAGGTCAGCGACTGTGTGCATGATGCCTCCGTGAGGGTGTGCGTTTAGCAAGCTTGAGACAGCTTCTGCTATCTCCTTGCATTTATGCCCGTTGATATCAGCTTGGTCATCTGCTACCGTTGCTGAGTTCAAATGCGTTAGCACAACTTTATCCAGGCCATCTCCCACGCCGGTTTGGCCTTCAAAGTATAACGTTGTAGTTGTAGCTGACGTTGGGTCTACACCTATGAATCTTGAGGCTGGCCACATAGCAGAATCGCCTGTTGCGTCTGCTCCATCGCCATCTGAGAAGTATAAATAATTTTCCATGTTATTATTTTTTTATGTTAATTATTAAGCGATTGCGCATCCAGTTACATTTCCCAAGAATGCCTTGTGGTATACAGCTGTTTTAGTTCCATACTGAGCTGGATCATAAGAAGTGCCCGCACCACCAGTAGCTGTAGTAAGCTCTTTAGCAGTTGTCACTTCAGCATCAGCAACCACGATAACCCCAGCGTTTGCTTTATTAGGATTAGAGTTCATTATAGACGCTAATGCGGCCATAACCTGCTTATGTGTATCCGTCGCTATAGTTAGGGTTACGACATTAACTGTGTCGGTTGCCACCACGTCTTCAAATGACAGCGTTAAAGCGTTGTCACCTGTTGGGTTAGCCCCTAAGTAAGAGCTAGCCGGAACGCAGATAGCCTCTGTCGTTGTAGCCACTTCTGCTTCCGCGAAGTAAAGGTAAGGGCCTTTCGCCCTAATTGATTGTTGTGCCATTTTAAAATTTTTTAATTAGTTGTTTGTTTAAATGTTCTCCGTTTAAGGTTTGAGGTTCAAGGTTTAGGTCTAATATATATATCACACGTTTAGTGAGGTAGTTACTCCACTAAAACAACGTCTCTTGCTCGAATCACTTGGTATACTGTATCTGCCCAAGTTATACCGTGTCCAGCATGTTTGTCGTAATATATAACATCTTTATCTTGTAGGCCTTCAACTAAGTTTCCAGTAGAAACTATAGTAGCCTTTACGTACCTATTGTCACTGTCTAGATCTTCTGTTAGAATTAAGCCTCCAACCTTTTTAGGTCCGACTTTCTCTATATCTACTACAATGTAGTCATTAATTGCTTTCATCTGCTCTAGCGTTTGAGATTACACAATCAGCGGATATAATGGTAGACACTACAGAGCAAGCGTTTTTCAAAGCGGACTTAGTAACTAGAACTGGATCAATTATACCAGCTTCTACCATGTTTACAAATTCGCCTGAAACTACGTCCATACCCTCGCCTTCTTCTAACGTTATGTTGCAGATAAGCCCAGCGTTGTCTAGTATGACCTTGTAAGGAGCTCTTATGGCTCCAAACAGTATCTCTTCTCCCACCCCTTGGGGTGAAATTTTTTCAGAAGCGTTTAATAGCGCTACACCACCGCCAGGTACAATACCTTCTTTTAATGCTGCTTTAGTTGCGTATATAGCGTCTTCAGCTCTATCTTTCTTTTCTTTAAGCTCTACCTTAGAGTTTGCGCCTACCTTGACAATAGCCACAGAACCTGATAAAGTAGCAACCCGCTCTTCTAGCTTCTTTTTAATAAAGCTATTCTTCTCTTCTTGAATCTTTTTAACTACAGAGTCAATCCTTTCCTCGATATCCTCTGTCATGCCTTCTAGCGTTATAACAGTATCACTTGCCGATGTTACAGCATACTGTGCTTCACCTAGGTATTCTGGCGTTATCATGTCTAGATCATCTCCTAGTGCTTCGTTTATAACTGTAGCGCCAGTGAGAACTGCAATATCTTCTGTAGCGTCGTTTTTAGTGGGTCCAAAGCCAGGTAGATCAATAATGTTTACCTTAATGTTTCCTTTAACCTTGTTCATCATAAGAGCCGCTTTCACTTGCTGCGCTACAGGAGCGATAATCAGCAGCGCGCGGCCCTTCTTAATAACATGTTCTAGAACACCTTGAATCTTCCTCACGTTAGGTATCTCACTAGAAACAACTAGAACTAGAGGATTGTCTAGCTCTACTGTATTCTTCTCGGTATTAGTTATAAAGTGCTCGGACGTAATCCCACACTCTATTTTAACTCCATCTACTAGTTCAACGTACGTATCCTCTGTCTCGCTAGACTCCATAAGCACGACACCACCTTTACCTACTTTTTCGTAAGCTTCCGCGATAGTTGTTCCCAGGCTAATGTCATTGTTGCAGCTAATAGAACTAACGTTGAATAGCATATCACCCTCAACTTTAGTAGCAATTTGTTCGAGATACTTATTGATCTTTCCCAAGCCAGAAGCAATCCCGCTTTTAACGTCTCTAATAGATGCATTTTTATAGTTGTCTTTGTTTACCTCATTTAACAACGCCTCGGCAAGAACCGTAGCGGTTGTAGTTCCATCACCAGCTTCACGCACTGTGTTGCTGGCGGCTTCTTTTATAAGTGTAGCACCTATGTTTTCAACGGGATCGTATAAGACTACGCTTTGGGCAACGGTTACTCCGTCTTTTGTGATCACCGGTTTACCGCGTCCATCTTCATATATGACGCACTTTCCAGAAGCGCCAAGTGTGGATTTTACGGCTTTGGCCAGCTTGTGAACGCCGGTCATTATTTTATGCTTAGCTCCCTGACCAAAGTCTAATTGCTTGATCAGTTCGCTAGGAATGTTATACTCCATATTATATTAAATTAAATTATAGTGGTTTGGTTTTATTTACTGGTCCTGCGGGCTTTTCTATCGCCTCTTTTATCGTTGGTGTCCGCTCCTTGAGCGATGGGTTGGCTGGCTCTCTGGTCTTTAACGTCTGATCGGATTTCTTTCTTACGCTTGCGCTGGTACTTGTTGTACTCCTTTACTTCTTCGCGAGAACCTCCATGGTCTTTTAGAGACTTTCTCTCTTCACGGATATCCTGGCGCATTTCTTTTCTAGATCTATCGCCATAGAATTTATCCATGCCTTTCATCTTGAATGCCATGTTAGTTTTTCTTTTGGCGTACAATTTTACCGTTTTTCATGACGTAATCGTTGTCTACTACGAATCCTTGAGCATCTACTTCTAGCTTACCTTTAGGATCTGCAATAGGAGCACCAGTGTCTACGTCTGAGTACTTGCCGTTTTCGTTTTTAATGCTTTGTCCAGCAATAGTTGTCTTTTTTCCTTTAGCAAAAGGTGCACCCTTCATCTTAAACGCCATAATTTTTATTTTTTAAAAGTTTTGACCACTTTTGGTCCGCTAATTGTGTCTAGTTTTTTAGCAAAATACTCAATGCTTCCGTCAATAGCGGATTCTGCGCCATCTAAAGACTCTCTACGTGTCACGGAGTGCCACTTTTCGCCTTCTTCTGGGTTAGATACCTCGGTTTGGTAAAAACCGTTGGGTAATTGAGTAATTCGCCAGTGGCCTTTGTCGGCCATATGCTTCCATTGCCCGATTTCTTTATCGTTAGGCTTCGATGCGTACGCTGTAGACGTACTGTTGTAGTATAAATAGGTCATTTTCTTTGGTTTTATGACTGTTTATGGTATAGGGACTTTCCCTACGTTAGTTTATTATTATCCTTTAGTCCAGTAGGCATATTCTAAGATGCAGCTTGCCGTGTCGGCTCTAGCTTCTAAACCAGCTCCATCGTTTATGGGGAAAAAAGCAAACTCTCCAGGGCTTAATCTGGCATACTGTACGCTCGCTGTAGTTTGAAGTATGACGAAGTTTGTCGTGTCTATGTTTTTAGCATAGAAATACTTTACTCCACTAATAGCCTCATCTACCAGCTCTTGATTATCGGATGTTGTTATAGTGACCCTTGATATGCCGATCGCTGGGATGGTCACAGTTAACGAGTCAGTTACTGATAGGTTTAAAGCCTCGCTTGTTGCGTCTGAACTTGTCAGCGTCAATGTTGGTACTAGTGTTGCCATCGTTTAGAGATTTCTTTTTCGGTCTTCCTTTTTACGCTCTGAAGCTGTCAAACTAGCCCGTCGCTTTCGTTCCGCCAAAGCAGCGGCTTTATTTTTATTCCTTTCATCCCGCCCTGCCTGATTCGCGTTCGTTCTGGCACGTGCTTTAGCTTGAGATGCTACGTCAGCTCCCGTGACATCTCTATCACGCATCGCATTAGCAGAAGCCTCGTTGGAGGCCATTTCAGTTGCGGTTTTTTCTCTAACCGCCTGGCGCTCGTCATCTGACATGTCGTTGTACCCAGACCCGACACGGACGCCGCGCAGTGCTTCAGCGTCTTTATTCTTAATGACCGTTGGGTCTATATCGCTCCCTGTGCCCATAGCGCCAAGCCCCTTCAACAACTCATTTGTAGCGCCTGGAACTGGTTTTCCATCCTTCATCGGACTGCCAATGCCGTAGTTACGGTACATCGGTGTTCCCTTCATTTTAAATGCCATGATAGGTATTTATTTAGTGTGTGTATATATAGTTGAATAGTTACACGGTATACAAGTAATTTAAAAACAGTGACATAAGCCTGTTACTATCTGGCTTATCTAGCTAGTGTCACACTTAGCCCCGAAAAAAAATTACTATAAATTTAGAGAGTTTGTGTAGCCCCCTCCCCCTGCCCCTCCCCCCTCCCAGGGAAAGTCGCTACTTTTAGGGCCCCCCGTCACGACATAACTACGACGTCGCGTAGATAATATATATATAACAAACAAACAAACAACATGAACAACAACGATACCGAAAGAAATTTCTACACCAATTATCTCTGCTCATTCTACACGCATGATCAACTCGATAAGTACTGCACTGCTACACTGTCAATAATGTACAAATCAATTCGAGGCCCATTCATCAACGAGCCTAATCCATTCTCCAACGTGTACACATGTCCAGCCACTGGCCAGCAACACAAAGGAAATACGAACCATAACGGATAATAAAGATATGAATAACAACATCCAACTACTGATGAGATCACCACTCGTCTCGCTGATCAAGCATTTCCTTTGGTGTATGGTATATGTGGCAGTATTGCTAACATTCCTCGCGGCAGCGTGTCATCTTCACGATATGTAAGTCAAGTAACTTTCAACTTAAAATGAAAGTACACTTTGAGAGAGTGCGGAGTAACTCTTCTAAATAATACTCAACTAAACAAGTGTGCTACTTTTGCACAACATAAATACGAAACCCAATAGATAATAAGTCTATAACAATTTAAATCTTTTACAATGTCAAATGTAATCCAATCAAAGCGCTTTGTCGTGCGCCAATCACTAATCGGCAAGAATCAAGTTATCGAGGTAACTTTCAAGAGTGGCAACACTGTAACTTATAACCACGATGTCGCTTTCGAGATCATGAAAGATAAGCTAGAAACTCTGCCATGCTGGTTAAAGTTCAAAAGCTACACTGCTAGCGGCAATATTCCAAAAGTGTTGCGCGACCAAAAGTTAGTGTAACCACTCTTCTTAACTGCAGTCGGTGTTGAGCAATCGCCTTAACGACTATAAATAATATGAGCATGCGATTAACATACACCTCCTCATGGGAGAGGCGTGTGAATGATTAAAAGGGTAAAACGCAGTAAGGTTGTTTCTCTGCAGACAGCAGCCTGACCTGCAGCCGGTTTTAACGTCACGCGACGAAGGTTCGACTCCTTCGGGGTGTACTATGGATATAAGTTTAATAATACTAGCTCTTGAAACTCTGCAAGAGCAAGTCAGTGACGCGATGTCAGTTGACGAACAAGCAGAAGACAGAGATAGATTTAACCGCATCAAGCGCGAGATCGAGCTATTTAAAGCAGAGCAAATCATTGCTATGTTCACAAACAAAACACGAGAGTAAGCAGATAATAAAGATATGAAACAAAGTAATGAATTTAAGACAAACTTCTGGTGCGGCGTAACAGCAGAGTACAAGAAGCAAAGCGATGGCTGGTGGTCAGTACACTGCCGCGATGCAAATGGTGGCAACGAAGGCCGATGGTTCAAGCATCTTACCGAATGCGAAGAGTTCACGGCAGAGTTCAAGCTGCCTGAGAATATCGCTAAACGTAAGCGTTCGCTTGACTTATTCAGCAATTACGTTATGTCTTCAACTCGTAACTATAAAGGATATCGTGATGGCCTTGACTAAACAACAGCAGCAAATCAGGTGTCAAATAGTATTAGACGACTTGTTAATGGTTGAGTTCGACGACTTCATGTACGGACTCGACAAGAAAAACGGCCTTATGCCATCACATGAATATAACACTAAAGTAAAGTAATATGACACAAGATAAAGAGTGGTATTTAGTCCACGATCTCGCAGCAGCGATTAACAAAGGCAATAAAATGGCGTGCTTACGCATTAACGGAGGTAAAGACTCGACTAACTTCACAGGTTTTGACATCCAAGTGAAAATGCCTATCGCTGGAACGTGGAACTGCGCTTACGATGCTGCTAAGTACTTACTAAACGACGTGCGATCTAGCTTCAGCACGACTACTATTGAATACTCATCTTCTTGGTAGATTACAAAATAAACACGATAACTAACAGATAATAAAGACATGAAACAATTCTTCTACAACAACGCAGTGCCATTCGTGCTGCTCACGCACACTACTTTCGTAGTAACAGTATGCATAACCGCTATAACACAGTAATAATATGGACTATAAAACAATGTTCGATCTTGCCATGGAGCAAAACGATTACCTTCTCAACGAACTAGAGTATAGCGAGGTAAAAGTAGAAAGTTTAGAAAGACAAATCAGAGAGTCACGCGACTTTCAAGAAGCACTCACATCTCTACTATGACTAATATCACAAACGAGCAGCATGAATTGCCAGGCGACGTCAAGTGGTACTACGTAACACTGTTAGATTTTACTACAGGCGACGTATTTCACTACAAAATCACGGAAGATCAAGTAATGCTAACCGACACCGATGGCGTAAGACACGCGCTCGACCAAATCCACCGACAAAACCACAGGTATGAGTTTATGCTACACGAGCAACCTCATCCTACTTACACAGAAATACTACAACTATGAATGATTATCAAAGACAAGCAATGCGTTATCGGTGCGAGCCCGTGCAAAAAAATGCAATACGAGATGTATACGCAAAAGCACACGAAGGCCTATCGTGGACAAACAACGCTGAAAACACTTCTCAAGCTATCTACAGCATGCGAAACGGTAACTCTATCATCTTAAAGCATTTCCTACAAGATCTAGGTTGGCAAGATATATCTACAAATGCACAGGTTAAAAACGGTACAACCGTCTTTGCTGTAGGCACGCCAAATTACGAAGGCTGTAGAATGCGCCAAGTTAAAATCGCTAGCTACAACAGTGGTTATATCCGCAAGTTTGTAGGCTATAGCGGCGCACACTATCAGCTAAACAAGACTTTTCTTCAAAACCACCTTATCTGGTCAAGCTGGTCTAAAAAATACTACAATCAAACTCGAAGTGTGCGTATTCTAATACCAGCTGAAGTCGATCGACTTATTGCATTGCTTAACCACGTTGTCAACGAGTTGTACAATCAAGATACTGCTCGACAGACAGTTCAAGCCTTCAAAGACTTGCTTAATGACGAATATGGCGTTTCTCGCCGCAAAACCAACGTATAATGGCTAAAATAAACAAACAAATAGCGTTTAATAACTCCTTAAAGGAGCTCGCTGAAGAAGCTGCCGTAGAAATATACCATGAAGCGTATGATCTCGTTAGTGACAAAATGTACGAAGAAGCTATATTAGACAGGGAAGCGTTTGAAGTTGCACCGTTTGAAAAATATGAAGTCGAAGCGTTTCCTGTAGAAGGCAATAAAGTTTTTGCAACTGCTATAGATGATTTTGTTAGACACTTAGCTAATGAGTTACACTCTATACGTTTAGAAAACAATACCCAGCATTACGGCTAAGAAACACAAAATAAACACGAACTAACACAGATAATAATATTATGAAATGCAAATGTAACACCCTAATTCCAGAAGGCAGGTTAAAACTAGGCTATAAAGTCTGTGTTAACTGTTCGACTGTTGAGCGATATGGCTGCGCGCCATTAATAAACCACAAAACTGGTAACTCTATTCAGATCATGTCACGTGGCGATGCAGCTCGCATTGCTAAAATGACACGGCGAAAAGGTTACGGAACAATGCTACGATGAAGGACGCGCGTAAATACAGCCTTAAACCAGACTTTTTACCTAGAGAGTTCGATACCATAGAAGATTTAGTGCAATATGTGCTAGATCATGGTGTCGACCCAAGCTACGAGATCACGCACGGAGGTGTAGATACAGGTGAAAAAGCAATAGACTTCATAGTGTGCTAAGTCACAAAACAAACACGATCACTAATAGATAATAATAATACAAACAAACAAAATGGAAATGCCATCACAAAACGAAACACCTAGTGAAGTCTACGACACTTGGATAAGAGAGCTAACAGCAGCAAAACAAAAGCTAACAGATGAACTTTATTCAGTAACAGCTGAAATTAGCGCCGCAGAGCAAGAAAAACAAAAAGCACTCAAACTTAGCGTTCCTGAAAGCTTAGTAGAGCATATTGCAGAGCAGGTGCAAGCTTCAGTTGACGCGTTTTTTGACGCCGCGCAAGACGAGCCTGATATGTTCGATATTGAGCTGTCGATGGGTTACGATAACAAGGTAGAAATATGCAATATAGATCTGTCATCTCTTAACATACCTGTTGAAGACTTTGTCGTAGCGGCTTTTGAAGACGAGTGTGTAATCACAACTCCTGCTGATGCCAGTGCTCTCAAAAGTTGAACTATGGTTCAATAAGAACTTTGGCTGGTTCTTTAAAAACGGAAATAAATAACGCGACGGCGTAAGGTGTACTTATGAAGGGCTAATCCTGCAAAGGTGAAATACAGCGCTGTAGTATACAACGGGCGTGGGTGTATGTACGACACCGTGATGTCACATGTAAGTACGACACAGGTAGCTCCTGTATTGCAGACACACGTTACGCACTGGCTTTGATTTATGGTCGCATAAATAGTGAGGTCAGTGCTTTTTATAACCCTGTAGCTCAACTGGATAGAGCATCGCCCTTCTAAGGCGACGGTTAAGAGTTCGAATCTCTTCAGGGTTACACATAGACAAGTATCTCCTCAAGCTTATACCTTGTAGAAAGAGTAGCTGGTCACACGTGGGTTCAAGTCCCACCTTGTCTACAAAACAAATACGATAACTAACAGATAATAATAATAAAAAATGGCATTAACATGGGACGTAACAGGTGTAGAAAACGCCTGGTCAAAAACAGAAAAACCAGAAGGCAACGAGATTCAGTTCTTTCAAATACCCTTCTACGAAGAAGACGGTCAGCGCTATGAGATGAACGAGATGCTTCATTACGCGCTAATGTCTACTATGACAGTAGGTATTGCCGAGATCACGAATAAAAACTATACCAAGTTTTACAACCGTGTAATCCACTTAAACCAAGTGCGGTGCGTTGAAACTCACGCGTCTATCACGTTAGAGGCTATAAAAAAATGCATCGGCTTGAAAACCAACGCTGAAACCATGACAAAATCTCAATTTGTCAAGAGAAGCACTAAATTCTTAGATCTTTAATGAAAAAAGTAAAATTTCTAGAGCGTCATCTTTATGCGCCCGAACTAAACAAGCTATGGTATAATGATAATACTTATAAAAAAGTACCTCAATGCACGACTATCGAAGAAGCAGAGAACCACGCAAGACTCGAAACCGCTATTAACCGCACAGACAAATACTTCTAATGGAATAAAAATAAAAACAACCGTAACTGTAAACCCAGCTAAAAACTTTAACGAGTGGGCTCAAGGTATACACGCGCAGATCGACAAGAACTACAAAAACAAAATTAACAATAATGGAAAATAATCAAAAATACAAAGCGTACGAGCGAGTACGCGTGTCAGGCGTTACTAATATGTTTGACGTACGTACAGTAGGAATGCTATCGGGGTTAAGCCGAGAAGACATACTGGACGTTATGCACAACTACAGCGAATACAGAACCCTATATGAAGTAAACAAATGAGTAAAAAAGAACAAAACCTACCTAGCTGGTTTGATGGCACGATCTACGACGAAGGTGCTACCGTCCGCAACCCTTTCTCAGGCGAAGAGTTTGAGCTTAACAGCCGAGAATTAAGCATGTACGACCTTGTCAAAGGTATAGAAATAACTATAGTAAGTATGTTTGTTAGCGGACCTGCTTACAACAAGCTAATAAAAACTCAACGCAAAGGCTTGGACTGGTTCAGGCAAAACGCACCTGAGGCTTACATGGCTCTACTAGACTAATGTGGGCCTTAGTAGGAGTTCTAACCTTCGTGGTTGTAGAACAAATAATAGAAAGCAAAAGAAAATTTAAAGAATAAAAACATGAGCATCAGGAAAAAAGTATTGATAAGGTTTGCCGACAGGCGCGCGGCTGTGGCTTTTAATTTTCATCCACAGAACTTCTTCTTAGAGGTTGAGTTAAACACGACAGATTGTCTAGAGTCTGTTCGCCAGAGAGTTGCCAGCGTGGCAACAGACAAGGCTTGGAGAGAGAAAAACATGGGCACTTTTGTCACTGAAAGCGTTATTGGGCTTAGCTTTAATATAGGTTTTCCTAATGATAGAATAAGAATAACAGGTAGATCAACCGCGGCAGGGGAAATCGACAAAGCTTTTGGCTGTGATGAAGTTGTATACGTCTGGTTTAAAGACACAACAGAGTTTATTAAAGACGGCTTAGATGCCAAGTTCGCCCGATGGGATTGGTTGCAAAGCAATAATATACCTTGGATAAGCTGTTTTAACGGCCAGCACGGCCAGCGCTGCACAGTTGTTTCATCAGCTGTAAAGCTTTCACCTGTAATGTACTTGTAACACATAATAAATACGAATAACCATGGATAATAAAGATGACGATCTTGAAAGAGAACAAGACATTGAAGATCTGGCCAACAGAATAGTAGGTAAGATAATGAAGATAAAAGCGTTAAGTGGCAAAGAATCGCAATACGCGTCGACTGAAGATCCGTTAGAAATGCTCGTACCTAACGTACCTAGGCTGTACAAGATGTATGGCGAGCTAGCAAAGCTTATGACTTTTCTAGGTTTGTTTGAAGAAGACGAAGAGTATGAAAAATGCGCTGAAATAAAAGAAAGAATAATGATGATAAATAAAATACTAGAGAAATATGATGAGATATAAACCAATGCTAGCGCATAAGTTTGACAAAAAAAAAGTTGACTGGAAATCACGAACAACGTTTATGCAACCAAAACTAGATGGCGTGCGTTGTTTAATACAGTATGATAAAGATAAAAAAGCTGTAACTGCTTACTCTAGAACAGGTAAGCCATGGCTAAACATAGACCACATTTTACAAGATCTTGAACCAATGTTCAAAGGTTTACCAGACGTTGTTCTCGACGGCGAGCTTTACAACCACGAGTTAAAGAACGACTTCGAAAAAATCATATCGCTTGTAAGAAAGAAAAAACCAAAACCCGAAGACAGAGAAGAGTCTAAGCAACTAGTACAGTTTCACTGCTACGACGTTATCGAAGGCGATCCTACTCACGAATTAAACGCTAGGTTTGACGCGCGTAACACTTTTCTAAATATAATAGTAAAACCAAGCCAGTGCGTTCGCATTGTAGAAACAATCAACCTATACCAAAGTCAAAGCTCTTGGCAAATTCACGTAGAATACGGTAATCCCAGAGCGCTTGCGTTGCATAAAAAGTGGCTAAAGCAAGGCTACGAAGGTTCTATACTGCGCTTAAACGGCGTATACGAACAAAAGCGATCACACAGCTTGCAGAAGTTCAAAGACTTCCATGACACCGAAGCAGAAATCGTCGGTTGGGTTGAAGGCAAAGGCAAACGCGTAGGCACTGTCGGTAAGTTCTTAGCCCGTGATTCTGAAGGCATTGAATTTGGTATGCCTGTCATGGAAAACTTTAGCTACCTACAGTCTAACTTCAAAGAAATGCAAGGCTGGATCGGCAAGACCGCTACTTTCACTTACTTCGAACGTACTAAAGCAAACAGCTACAGACACCCACTATTTAAATGCATCCGCGACTATGAATAATAAACTACACGACTGTGCCATGCTGCTAGAAAATGCAGGCTTTTGGCTAAAAACAACACATAATAAACCTAAAGACTTACATTTCTTAATAAAAGAAATAGAAACCTTATACCAAGAATACATAAATGAGACGACTAATATATGACATGTACTACGCCGACGAGATCAGCGTGGAAATAGCAGAACGATTACTAGATAAACTAAATGAAGTTAGAAACAAACGCAAAGGCTATTAAGAAATTTTTTAACCGTTGGTTAGAGTTTACTACCCTTGATATAAAGTCATGGGAATCAGTTAAGGCTGATTTAGAAAGCCAAAGGCTAGTGGTTGACTTCTTACGTAAAGACTTAAAAAAAGCTAACGCTCAGATTGATTTTTGCAGAAAGAAGATAAGAGTTTTAACTCAAGCTAAAAAAAACAACGAAAAGTCATTTGACATAATAGATTAACATGAATATATTTTATCTCCATGAAGACCCAAAAAAAGCAGCTGAATATCAGTATAACAAGCACGTTGTTAAAATGATCTTAGAATCAGCTCAGATGCTATGTACAGCTCATCACTTGCTAGATGGACCTGATGCAGATGTGCCATACAAGATTGCTCACAAGAACCACCCGTCTACCGTGTGGGCAAGGCAGTCATCGCAGAATTACGCCTGGCTTTACTACCACATGGTAGCTCTAGGTGATGAGTACACGAAACGCTACGGTAAAACACATTTAACAATAAAAAAGTGTAAAGACAAACTTGCTAAGCTGCCTGGAGGTATATTCTACACAGGTTTTGAACAACCTCCACAGTGTATGCCAGAAGAATACAAAGACAATTGCAGTATAAAAGCCTACTGGAACTACTACATCGGCGACAAACATAGGGTGGCTAACAACAATGAAACCATTAAGACAAAGATGTATGAACGATAAACTAAAGAAAAGAATCAAGGATTTTAATGAATGTAATTCTAAAAGAATTATTTTATGCACACTAAAACCGTTAGAGACTGTGACAACAGCCCCTAATAAGAATAAGTAACAGGCTTATGTCACAATACGAAAGAAATTTAGAGTTACTTAACACGATGCGGGTTGTCTACAATCGAGAACCTATCAGCGACGTGCCTACGGTAGAGAACAGCCAATACATGTTCTTCTCTGACGGTACGCACGAATGCTACTCGTTGTTCAGAAGTAAAGCTAAAATTACTACGTATAAGTCTTTAAAGTGGCATTTATTAGTGCTCTGGTACTTAAACTCTGATCTAGATCGCGAAGAGTTTCTAAAGATAGTAGATGTATTATCAGAAAAACGCAATGGATTCGTTAGTTTTAGCGTTAACCTAGAGGTGTTAGACAGGATAGTCAAAGAGATTCACGCGTGTAACTTAAACATCGCGCCTAGAAACAAAATTAGAAAAGTAGTATTTAAAGCTAACTCAGGACTCACGAAAGAACAAAAACTACGAATCGTCGGTGAGTTAATAGGTAGGGCTAAAAAGATTGATTCTAACGACATTTATTCAGTTATGATAGACTTACATGATAACGGGGAAAAGATCACAATAGGACGCGTCTCTAGCATCCTAAACGTGTCTTCAAGAACAATACACAGGAACATGCCAGACGAACTCAAGAGAGAAAAAGAAATATTAAACAGAACATTATAAAATGCAAAATAGAAAAGTAAAAAACCACACGTTTGAATACGTTAAAAACGACAGTGAAGACGTTCACGACGAAATAGGTTTCTACCAATGTAGAGGCGCTATGTACTATGACGAAGATCACGACCAAGTTCCTGAACCTAGTCTATGGCAAGCCGCTATAGCGCTAGCAAAAGAATTACGAAAAGAAGGCTTTGAAGCAGAGCCTGAGCACTCAGAAAAAGGTTGGGTTGAGGTTTACGTGCTAACGTTACCAGAAAAAGAAAAAAACGAAATAGAATGAAGAATTATAATATACAAAACTACATCCGCTATAAAAACGATGTAGACCGAAGCGTAGGTAGGTTAGAAGGTAAGTTCTGGGACGAGTACAGTCGAGACGAACTGATAGTTAAGTTCTTGCCTCTAGTAGAAAATCTAGCAAGAAAGTTCTCTACAGCCCAACAAGCATCCGGTGTTATGGATATAACAGATATAATACAAGAAGGAAGCAAAGGCTTAGTACAAGCTGTTGACAAGATCAACTGGGAAGTGTTAATGGAATCAAACGATATAGAAAAAACAATCAAATCTTTCTTGTCTAAAAGGATAAAAGGCGCAATAAGAAGAGGTATAGATATAAACAGAGGCACGATGCGGATACCTGAGCATAAGCTAAACGAAATAAGACAGGTAGATAAACTAGAAAAACAAACACCAAATGAATACGACACACCAAATAGCAAGTCTGTTGAAGTTTTTTTTAATTCTATATTCCTCAGTCTTGATAAGCTAGTGGATGACGAATCAACTCAGTACGACGTGCCTGAGCCTATAGAAGGCTACAACAAAGATCTTTTAAACTCTTACTTGATAGGTATATTAAAAACCCATTTAAACAACAAAGAATTTCAAGTTGTAAGATTAAGTTACGGCTTAGATTGCAAGAAGCATTCAGCGGTAGAAATAGCAAAAGAATTAAACATCAAGGGAGATAGCGCTTACGTGCGTGTTTCGCAGCTTAAAAGACAAGCAATCAATAAACTAATAAACACCGTAGATCACTCGCAAGTGGTTGACCTTCTATAAGTTACGGAGTGAAAATACTTAAAAACCTAAAAAAATGTGTAATTATATATATATAAACCAAACACCAAAATGAAAGACTTAAACGAAAAACTGGCGCAAGTCCAGACAAAACTAAAAGCTAAAAAATCTAGCTACAATTCGTTTGGCAAATATTATTTCCGTAAAGCGGAAGATATTCTAGAGGCAACAAAGCCTTTTCTAGTCGAGTTAGGAATCACAGTCACGATTAAAGAATCGATCGTAATGACTGATCCTGTGCCAATACTCGAAACAACAGCAATTTTCTCGGATGGAGTAGATCAGATAACTGCAACAGCAGTGGTCGGTGTTGACTTGTCTCAAAAAGGAATGCAAACGTCACAGCAGTTTGGCGCCGCATCATCTTATGGCAAGAAGTATGCCTTAGGCAACTTGTTTCTAATCGACGACACAGCAGATTCAGACTCCACAAACAAACACGGTAAAGATGCGCCGGCACCAAAGCAGAAAGTAGAAAAAACAGAATTAAAAGGAAATGATTTAGAAAAAGCAAAAGCATATATACAAGGTGGCGGCAATATTGAAGCTATTAAACAAAAATACAAACTCTCTCCTGAAATAGAAAGCGAGTTAACCAAGCTATGAATAAAGAAATATACGAGAGGTTAAAGAACGACGAGGATTACTACGGTAAGTTTGGTCAACAATTCTTAAGCAACTCAAACATAAGCACACTGTTAAAAAACCCATTACAATTACATGAACCAACTCCAAGCATACCAGCATTTTTAGTCGGTGGATACTTCCACACAGCTATACTAGAACCAGACAAACTAAAGTCTTTTAAAATAGTTGAGGCTACCTCAAGAAACACAAAAGCATACAAAGAGATATCTAACGGAGAACTCTGCTTGCTTCAACACGAGGTAGACAAGATCGAGGTCATGACCAAGAAGCTTTTAGAAAACAACATATGTAGAGACCTAATACAACCTTTACTGGGTAACGTAGAGTACGAACAACCATCAGTAACAAAGCTCTTTAATAACATGTGGAAAGGCAAGGCAGACATAGTTAATCACGATGAAAAACTAGTGATTGACTTAAAGACAACGGCTGATATAGATAAATTCAGGTGGTCTGCTTCTAAATACAACTACGACAGTCAGGCTTATATATACCGAAAGTTATTCGGTTACGATATGCTTTTCATAGCAATGGACAAAAGTACTAATCAAATAGGCTTGTTCGAATGCTCTTCTGAGTTTTATAGATCAGGAGAAAGAAAAGTAGAGAAAGCAAGCGAAGTATATGATTTATTTTTTAAAACAGAAAACTTCGACCACAAACAACACTTAATCACATCCACGTTATAAATACGAACACAAACAGATAATAAAAATATGAAAAACCTTTTTAAAACCAAAGCCCAGAGAGCGCAAGCCATGGCAAAAGCAGTTCCTATGAAGATCTGTAGAATATCAGGCAAGAAGTTTCCTGCAACAATAAACAACTTCTACCACAATAGGTCTTATCCAGACAAGTTCCATCCGTACCATAAAAGCTTTGACAACTTTAGACGAACAACCGGAGCGTCTGTAGACCAATGTAGAAACCTAGTAAACTTAGTAAATTCAAAATAAATGGCAAGTATAATTAAAACAAGTATCAACTTAAACGATCTTCCTAAAGACAAGCTTATCAAAGGCAAGAAAGGTCTTTATTTACCTATAACTATAACCCTCAACGACGAGGTCGACCAGTTCGGTAACCAAGGTCCCGTCTGTGTAGATCAGTCTAAAGAAGAGCGCGAGGCTAAAAACCCTAAAACGTACTTGGGTAACGTGAAAGTTGTATGGACAAACGGAGACAACGTAAGTCCTGCACCAAGAGAAGGAGGCCAAGAGGCGCCAGTTAACCAACCTAAACAAGATAATGTAGACTTACCATTCTAAATGAACGTACAAGACAAAGAGATCAATGGATTTGTGATTGAGAAATTCAATCAACACGAGCTAGACGCAGGCGCGACGCAGGGGATTTGTCCCCTGTGTTCGTCTGGTAGGCAACCCAAGAACCAGAAAGCAAAATGTGCTTCCTACGACTGGGAACGTGGTCTCGGAACTTGTCACAACTGTGATACTAGCTTTCAGCTTAACACTTATGAAAGGAAAGGTTCAAGCGAAAAGGTCTACGTAAGACCTGACGTAAAACCCTTAAACGACGTAAGCACAAAAGTTGAAGGATGGTTTGAATCAAGGGGCATCTCAAAGAAAACACTTATGGATCTTCGCGTAAGCGAGGGTTCAGAGTGGATGCCTCAAACAGGACAACCCGAGAACACTATTCACTTTAACTACTATGTAGGTGAACAGTTAATCAACGTGAAATACAGAGACGGCAGAAAAAACTTTAAGTTATTTAAAGGCGCTGAAAAAGTATTTTACAACATAGACGCCACGGTCGGATACGACTGGTGTGTTGTTACTGAAGGAGAAATGGATGTGCTAGCATTGCATGAGGCTGGAGTTAAAAACGCTATCTCGGTTCCTAATGGAGCTACGTTAAACTCTAACAACTTAGACTATCTAGACAACTGTATAGACTACTTTGAAGACAAAACAAAGATAGTATTAGCCTTAGACACAGACGAGGCTGGTCAAGCTTTAAAACAAGAGTTTATAAGAAGGCTAGGCGCTGAGGTTTGTTACTTAGTAGACTTCGACGCGTGTAAAGATGCTAACGAGTATCTCCAAGAGCACGGTATAGCTAAACTAAAGTCTGTTATATCCTCAGCAACTCAAGTGCCTTTAGAAGGCGTTTCAACGCTGTATGATATAGAAGATGAATTAAAAGACTTTGTTAAAAATGGTTTCAAGCCAGGTTTTCAAGTAGGTCTACCTAACTTTGATTCAATATTCAGCACTTACACAGGGCAGTTTATAACTGTTACAGGTATACCTTCGTCAGGCAAGTCTGATTTTGTAGATCAAATGGTAATAGGCTACAACGCTAACTATGGTTGGAAGACGGCTTTCGCATCTCCTGAGAACCACCCTACATACCTTCATGCTCACAAGTTAATGCGTAAGACCTGGCAAGACATGCCTAGACCTGATGACATAGGTACACAGCAATGGAACAAAGTAGCAGATCATGTTAATGATAACTACTTCTTTATTGACATGGATCGATACACATTAGACGCAGTTCTACGTAAGGGCGCTGAGCTAGTAAAAAGAAAAGGTATAAAATGTCTGGTTATAGATCCTTTTAATAAAGTAAGAGACACGGAGTGTAAAACAGAAGACGTGAATAGATACACGATGGAGTATCTTACTAAGATTGAGATTTTCGCTAAGAAGTATGACGTGCTTGTATTTATTGTGGCTCACCCCACTAAAATGTACAAAGATAAAGATGGTAAGATCGAGGAACCAACGATGTACAATATTAAGGGTGGTGGTGAGTGGTACGATGCTAGCTACCATGGTCTTTTAATACACAGGGACTACGAGGCAAAAACCGTAAAAGCTAAAGTGCTAAAGGTTAAGTTTCAAAACCTAGGCGAGAATGGCGCAGAAGCACATTTTACGTGGGAACCTAGATCAGGCTGCTTCTTACCCAGTATTGCTGACATGGAAAGTAAAGAGTCTATGCCATGGGAATGAGCAAGCTAAGAAAAACAAAGCTAAAGAAAAACGCAGGAAGATCAGCAGGTACCTACTCTTATACAGAAGCACAAATAAAGCACGTGCGGTGGTGCATGAAAAACGGCATATCCGTGTCTATGAACCCTGACTGGAAGACTCCAGATGGATGGTATATAGAGATAAAAATGAAAGACAGTATCCATATCGACCCCAAATCCTATCTAGCCGAAGAAGCATTTGAAAAGCTATACGAATACTATAAATACTACTACAATAAATATGAAAAATAGATTTTACAACGCAGACTCTGCTTTCAGTTATTTTTTAAACGAGATCAGACGTAATGGTATAGAGTTTGGTGATACTAAAGCTTTATTCAATGTAGGTTTTACTATGGAACATCCACGTGATATGTTTATACTAAACACAGAACGTAAGTGGAACAGAGAGTACGCTGAAGCTGAATGGAAATGGTATTTGTCAGGTGATCGCAACATACGTAAGTTAGGCGACTTGTACGGCAAAGTACCACCAATATGGACGCGTATGGCTGATGAAGATGGTAATGTTAACTCTAACTACGGTTGGCAGTGGAAACGCAACGATCAACTTCAAAAGGTTATAGATATGCTTTCAGATGAAAACACTAGACAAGCGGCTATAAGTATATACGACGGTAAAGAAATACACGCGTATGACAACGATACACCATGCACTTATGCTGTCCAGTTTACAGTGATGCCTAAAACTAGAAAGCTCAACATGGCTGTAGTTATGAGGTCAAACGATTTATGGTTTGGTTTCTGCAACGATCAGTATTGTTTTGCTAGCTTACAAATGCTTGTAGCATACGAGCTAGGTATTGACTGTGGTGAGTATTACCATTACGCACATAATTTACATTTATACAACAACAAACTATGAAAAAAACATTAATAATAGCTTTTACGTTAGCGTGCTCCATGCTGACAGCCCAAGACACTATATGTGTTATGGTTACACTAAACGAGGTTATAAAGTTTGATTACTATACCTCAGAAGTCATTGAAAGCTTTGAATCAACAGGCGATATAACTTTTACAGTGGCTGACAACCAGGTTTTATGCTTACATCTTTATGACGGTAAAAGAAGGTTTCGAGGCCTAACAATTACATCTTCAGACGGGTATGTTTCAGATTTAGACGGTGTCTCATCTAAAGATCAAGTTTATTACACTTTAGAAGACTTCAACGTAGAAAGCGTAAAAGTATCTAAGTCAAGACGAAACCGATGACCTACTGCATATATCACATACCGGGAAAAAAGATCGGTGTAACCAATAACCCTCAAGAGAGAATAACAAACCAACAAGGATATGAAGAACACGAATATGAAATACTAGAAATGTCTGATGATATAAGTTATATATCACGGAAAGAAATAGAACTACAAAAAAAATACGGTTACAAGGTAGATACTACACCGTATGAAGACTTAATTTTTAACAACCACAAAAACAAAAACCATAAAAAAGAAATGAATATAAATGTAACAGAGCAAACCACAACGTTTCCTTATCCTGTAAACAAACTTAAAGGGCATTTAATGGATGCTATAGGTATGAGATGGGAAACTCCTCACGGCTTGTTTTCTTTGTCAACACATTCCGTGCAATGGATAATGAACAACGTGAAAGTCTCCTCTTTCCGCGAGAACAGAAGCTACATCTACAACAAGTCTATGGCGCGGTACTACAGCTTAGATCCCATGCGTTCAATTGCTCCACACTTTAACCAAGCAGAAAGATGCAAAGAAGCCCCCTTAGACGTCCAGGCAGCGTGTGGACCCGATTGTGAATGCACAGGCTCTGCAGATGACTGGAAGTGGCATCACGAGGCCGAGAGCCGATTCGCAAACACCAAACACGACTATGTCATGTTCAACGAGATTAGAGCTTGGGCGCAAGAGAGAGGGTTGTACGCAAAAGGCGATGCTAAAACCCAGTACTTAAAACTAATTGAAGAGGCAGGTGAGTTAGGCAGGGCAATACTTAAAAACGATCTAGCTGAACAAGAAGACGCGATCGGCGATATGGTTGTAGTTTTAGTAAACCTATCGGAGCTTATTGACATCCCTATAGAGCAATGCATAGAGTCGGCTTATGATGTTATATCAAAAAGAACAGGTAAAATGATTAACGGAACATTTGTGAAAGATGAAAAGTAAAAATATACAATTCAGAGACCCTGTAGTAGAAAGGGTTGTAGATAAGTTTGTGTCAAGGTCTGACTTAGGTTTTGCTAAATACGGTAGAACTTTAGACAGCGAACGAACAGAGAAGCTAAAAGGTTTAATAGGATATCTAACAGACGTACAAGAAGAGCTTATGGATGCTATATTGTATATTCAGTCTGCTAGAGAGGAACTCTTAGACCAACAAGAAGCATCTGAACAAGCTAGGATGGACATAATAGGCCGCAATGGCAATGATGGTATTCATTACTCAGCTGAGCTAGGCTCTGACTAATGGGAAAAGGCAAAACACATAAAACCAAAAGTAGAAAAAGAGGTCCAGTGAGGTCTAAGAAGGTTGTCCTTGACGGGATAACCTTCGCCTCGGGTCTTGAGAAATATATGTATCTTGCTTTAAAAAAAGCTCATATTAAATCTGAGTATGAGGGCGAGACGTTTATTCTACAAGAAGGATTTGATTTTGACATGGAGTCTTACGAGAGACAAGCTAATGGAAAAGGTTATTTTGCTAACCGAGGAGAAAAGAAAATACTACCTATCAAGTATACTCCAGACTTCATCGGCGAAGACTTTATAATAGAAACGAAAGGAAGGGCTAACGACAGCTTCCCTCTTAGATGGAAAATGTTCAAGCAACAGGTTAATAAAACAAGATCGCATGTGACTTTATATAAACCTCAAAACCAAAAAGAATGCGATGAGGTTATACAGATAATATTAAACAAAAGAAAAAAATGAAAAGAAATTGGGAAGTAAGTTTAGGTTTTTACCCAGGCATCCTGCTTGGGTTTAGATCTTACGAAATGGAAGAGGTTGTGAACCACGTGTTATACGTGCCGTTTATGGACGTTTGTTTAACTTTAGAAAAGCAAGGCAAATGAGTAAGGTAAGCAGAGACATACTCTCAGATATTACAGTTCATATGAAGTATGCTAAGTTCATACCAGAGCTTAACAGAAGAGAAACGTGGCACGAGTTAGTAGATCGTAACAAAGCCATGCACCAAAAGAAGTACCCTAAGCTAACCGAAGAGATTGAAGAAGTTTACAAGTACGTCTACGATAAGAAAGTTTTGCCGTCAATGCGAAGTTTACAGTTTGCTGGCAAGCCTATTGAGATATCTCCAAACAGGCTCTACAACTGTAGTTACCTACCTATAGACCATATTGATAGCTTCAGTGAAACAATGTTTTTACTGCTTTCTGGCTGCGGTGTTGGCTACTCTGTTCAGCAGCATCACATTAAAAAACTCCCTTACATCAGCAAACCTTTTGAAACAAGATCGAGGCGTTTTGTTGTTGGGGACAGCATAGAAGGTTGGGCGGACGCCGTAAAGGTTTTAATTGAGTCTTACTTAGGTGGAAGAAAATGTTCTAAAGTTAAGTTTGACTACTCCGACGTAAGACCAAAAGGCGCTAGGTTAGTAACCTCAGGAGGTAAAGCGCCAGGCCCTCAACCTTTAAAAGAATGCTTGTTAAAGGTGAAAGGTATTTTAAATGCTAAAGACGACGCAACTCAGTTAACCTCTTTAGAAGTACACGACATAGTTTGCCATATCGCTGATGCTGTGTTAGCTGGTGGTATTAGAAGGGCTGCTTTAATATCTTTGTTCAGCGCTTCAGATGAAGAAATGATATCTTGCAAGAGCGGCGACTGGTGGGAACTCAACGCCCAAAGAGGTCGGGCTAACAACTCCGCGGTTTTGATGAGACATAAGATA